AGGAAAAATTGCTATATATAAAGATAATAAAAAATATTTTATAAATGAAAATAGATTAGAAGAATATATACAAAAAGGCTATATTACAAAACAACGTTAATAATGAGAGCAAAATTCATATATGAAAAATTTTCAGAAGATTCAGATCCTGTTCATGATTTAGGAATTGGTATAATGCATGCTATTAAACATTTTCTTACAAAAGAATCTCGATATAAAACAGAACCAATCATATATCCTAAAGATTATTTATGGATGTGTGCAGCTGAAGAAAAAATAGACTATATTAAAGCTTTACTTAATATGGGTTATGATGTAAATGACGATGGATCTAGAGCTCTTCGTTGTGCTATAGTTACTCAAAATGCACCATTAGTAAAATTTTTATTACAAAAAGGCGCTGGATTTGAACCCAATGATAAATGGCATCGTGATTGGTCTTATGAAACAGCTGAACGTAATGAAGAAATTACAAGATTATTGAAAGAATATAATATATAGTATACAATTAAAATAAAATATTATGAAAATTCGAGAAGAACGAGAAGATTTAAGAAAAATGTTAGATAATTCTCCTGAAAAAATTAACAAAAATGTTGCAGTTACAGGAGAAGATATACCTGAATTACAGCCAGAACCGTTAATGAATGTCAATCTTGGCGATGTTAAAAAACAATGTGAAAAAGAAGCACGAACAATGATAAAAAATGCCATCTCTTTTATGGTACCTATGGATATGATTAAATCTAACAAATATCTAAAAGATAAATTTAAAGTAGATGTTATGTCATTAGCAGGTATGATTTATCAACTTAGAAGTAATGAAATTATGCAAAAGGCTCTTATGGAACAAATTAACCTTGGCCTTACACATCCAAGATATTGGGAAGTATATTCTGGGATGTCAAAAACTATTGGAGATTTGAATAAACAATTATTACAAACAGTAGAAGCTATACGAGAAACATATAGAAATTTTAAAAATGATGTTAAAGAACAAAGAACTGAAGCACTGGGTCCCCAAATGAATAATTCTTCAGGTATGTTAACTGCTGGAGATGGAAGTGTAGTTACAAGAGGAACTAAGGAATTAATAAATCGCGTTAAACAATTTAAAAATGATAAAAATAACGCTCAGTATATTGATTCGGAAAAATTAATTCCAAATATCCCCATATAAAAATGAATCATTTAAAAATTTATAATTCAATAATTGATAATGCTAAATTAAAAAATAGAGTTAAATTTAACAAATCTAATGCAAATTATGTTTATTATGAAAATCATCACATTATTCCGAAGTGTTTAGGCGGAAATGGTAATAAAGAAAATTTAATTTTATTAACAGCAAAAGAACATTATGTATGTCATAAATTATTAACCTATATCTATAAAGAAAATAGAAAAATTGTTAATGCATTTCATAGAATGACTTTTGATAAAAAAGGAAAACATAATATTTCATCAAGAGATTATGCTTATGCACGAGAATTAAAATCAAATACTCCCGTTTCTGAAGAATCAAAAGAAAAAAATCGTCAAACACATTTAAAAAACCCTCTTTACGAAGAAAAGAAACAAAAACAAAAAGAAAACAATTTTAGAGAAAATAATCCAATGTATGGAAGAAAACAGTCGAAAGAAACGATAGAAAAAAGAAAAAAAACTTGCGAAGAAAGATATGGAATAAATTGTTCTTTAAATTTTAGAAAAATAAATAAAATAAAATAATTTATGGAATCATCATCGCCTGTATGGAACAGCATGCTTATACAGCAATGTCTAGAAAAACTTAGAATGGGAATGCCTGTTAATATGGGAGCATTTCATATGAATGATATTGAGTTAAAAGCAGATAATATATTATATCAATTAACAGCAGACGAAGTAGAAGAATTTCATAAATGTTCTGAAGATATTGTATATTTTGTTGAAACATATTGCAGATTTATGACAGATAAAGGACGTAAAACTGTTCCATTAAGAGAATATCAGAAAAAAATTCTTAGAGCATTAGCAGAAGAAGGCTATATTAAAATTCTTGATGAACTTGGACCTAAAAATAGAAATTTAATAATTATGGCTTCACGTCAAACAGGAAAAACAACTACAATATCTGCATTTTTTTCTTGGTATATGTGTTTTCATAATGATAGAAATTTAGCTATTCTTGCTAACAAACAAGAAACTGCATTTGAAATTGTAAAAAAAGTTACTGATGTATTTAAAGGATTGCCATTCTTTTTAAAACCCGGAATAACACATATTACAGGAGGAGGCATGAGACTTGATAATGGATGTCAGTTAATGTCTCAAGCAACAACAAAAACTGCACAAATCGGTTATACGATTCACGTTCTTTATGCTGATGAATTTGCTCATATTCAACCAGGAATTGTAAATGATTTTTGGAGATCAGTTTATCCTACTCTTGCTTCTTCTGAAATATCACAGTGTATAATAACATCGACCCCTTTTAGTGAATATGATTTATTTTATGAAATTTGGAGCAAAGCATTATTATCACAAAATTCCTTTAAAGCTTTTAGAGTTGATTATAATGAAGTGCCAGAGCATGATGATGCATGGGCAGAAAGAACTCGACGAGATTTTGGTCCAGAAAGATTTGCACAAGAATTTGAACTTTTATTTAATAGAGGCGATTCTTTATTATTGAGTGCAAGTGATTTTAATTTACTTACAAAAATAGAAACAGAATATATTTTTCATGATTTAAATAAAACTGATTTAGATGAAAGTTTATATCGTAATCTTAAATGGCATCCATCTTTTGATCCTAATGCAGAATTTGACAAAAAAACTACAAGATTTGTTTTAAGTATAGATACAGGAGAAGGAAAAGAAGAAGATGAAAAAAAAGATAATGATTACAATGTTTGTAATATATTTAAAGTAGAAGTAAGAAGTTTATCGCAATTAAAAAGACTTAGAAAGGATGAGTATAAGCTCAAGAATATGTTCAGACTGTCGCAAGTAGGTCTGTATAGGGATAATATAAAAGATGAAGAAAATTGCGCCAAGGTCGCTAGATCACTTATTTTTGATCAATTAGGAGAAGACTTTTGTAAAGTTTTAGTTGAAATGAATTTTAATGGAAAACATTTTCTTGATAAATTTTCAGATCATGATAAATTTGATGATAATGTTTTATTAAAAACTTATCATACAAAACCTATTGTTGGAGAAAAGCCTCCTCATAAAAAAGCAGGATTTAGAGTTGGACAAGATAAAGAATTTTTCTGCAAATTAGGAAAACAGTTAATGACAAAAAAACTTTTACTTGTTAATGAAACAGAAACAGCAAAGGAATTTAGAGGATTTGGAAAAGATAAAAGAGGAAAATACAGGGGAATAGGAACTCATGATGATATCGTAATGAGCACATTAAATATAGCCCGTTTATATGAAGAAACGCAATATGAAGAATGGTTAAATGATTTTTTTGAAGACATGCCTATTAGTAAAACTAAACAATTAATAAGTACTTTAATAGAAGAATATGTTGAAACAAATGAAATTGAAGATAATTTATTTAAAATGATGCATGAAGAAGCTGAAAAAGAAATGACTGAAGCAAGTATTTTAAAAATGATAAATAATAACGAAGGGAATATACGATATACTCCTAGTTCTACTTTGAATAGAAGCGGATACAATTTTCCATGGAGAAAAAGTTAATTTTATCTTATGAAAATTATGATATATAATAAAAAAGAGCATTCTTTTCAAGAATAAATAGAATAAAAATAATAGAATAATATGGCAAAAATAGCATTAGACTTATCACAATTTAAATCCGCTGGAGTTTATACGGTTGAAATTGACAATTCAGAACGTATAACTGTTTCCACTCAATCTTTGAGATTGGTGCCGGGTTTTGCAATGCAAGGACCATTTAACACACCTGTTTTTATAAGATCAACAAGAGACATTGAAAAATTTTATGGACCAAATGATATTAAATTAGAAAGAAAAGGCTCCTTTTTTCAAAGATCACTTACGACATGTTTGTTAACTGCTCCAGTATTTGCTATTAACTTATTAAAAGTAGATGAAGATCCTGCAACAAGCACAGATAAAGTAGATTTAATAGGATTTGGATTAGATTCAAGTGCAGTAGCACCAACAATTTATGATGATCTATTTGTTAATTTCTTTAATCGTCAAAGATTTTGGACACCTGATACTGAATATCTTCAAGGAGTAGTTGTTAATAAATATGGATCAAGTGATATCTATAACGCACCTTTATTACAATTAGTTAATGTTGGAACTAAAACTCTATCATTTATAATTAGAAAAGCGCAAAATTTAACACAATATAGTGTTTATGCAACACAATGGTATGGCGGAGTAGCAAATATTCCTTATGAATGGATTCGTGAATATGATTATATTAAAGATTATTTTATTCAAGTTATTGCAATAGAAGGCGATTGGACTAATTATGATAGTTTATCGACAGATCCATATTATTCACAGTTCTTTAGTATAGATGGTGTTATACCAACACAACTTAATAACTTTATGAATTCTGCAAATGTTAATTTAGTAGGTTCATGGACTGGATGTATTATACCTGATTTTAAAGATCAAACTGGTTCAGAACAATATATTGAAACTGTTATTAACGCAGCTACTGCTTTAACAGGTATTTTATGTAATGTTAATCAACAAGCTCTTGATCAATTAAATTGGAATGAAGATGTTAACCTATGGACTCTTGGAGAAGGAACAACAGCAGCTCCATATAAAGTAGATTTAGTTGGACATGATTTAATAACACAAACAAGCGGTATACACAGTTCATTTTTAAGCTATGATATTAGCATACTTGATGCTGATATTCATGATTATATACAACTTTCTGTTTATCCAAGCGATACTACATATAGAAAATTTGTTGTTAGTCCAGATAATTCTACACTTGCAGCATTTGTAACTGTGGGTTCTCTTATTCAAAAATCATCAACAGAAATTCAAGGAGTAACTCGTGTAACAGAAAAATATTTTGTTAATAATACAGATGTTTCTAGTTCTTATGTTATTGAAACTGCTGAAGCATTAGATCCTGCTTTATTAACAAGCATAGCTATTCAAAAACCAATAGATGATCCATCAGTATGTATAGCATATAAATTCAAAAAACTTGATGGATTAACACTTGGTTACAAACATCTTCCAGGATTCGATGAACATGGCGCACCAAATGCAGAAGAAGGCGTTAGAAAAGTATATGGAATGTTAGAAGATCCTGGTGTTAATAGAGGATTACTTAATCCTGATATGATAAATTATCGTTATATTGTTGATACAATGGCGTATGGACTTCAATATGAAATGGGAGGCAAATCTTATCTTTCTAAATTAGCAAAAGAAAGAGGCAAGACAACTGCTATTCTTAATGCTCCTGCAATTTCACAATTTGTATCTTCTACAAATCCTTATTTTTGCGATACATTTGTAAACGGTGTAGATCCTACTCCAATATTCAATACAGAATATATTCCAATGGGTGGAAACCCTGATATGCCAAGATCATTTAGATTTAGTTTTCCAACAGAAGAAAACGGTTCTAAATATTGTGGAGTATTTGGTCCATTCCTTAAGTATAATGAAGGCGGAAAGCTTATTAATATTCCTCCTGCTGCAGATGTTGCTAATGCTTATGTAAGAAAATTCTTAGGTGGCAATCCATTTGCAATTATAGCTAATAGAAATGGTATTCTTTCGAATCCAAATCTTGCTGGTGTAGAATATATGATTGATAAAGTTGACAGAGATTCACTTGAACCTTTTGGATACAATTCAATTATTGAAAGACCTGCTACAGGACAAATAATGATTTACTCTAACGCAACAGCATTCCAAGTTGTTAAAAGCGATTTTAATAATTTACATGTTAGAGAATTACTTAACACTATAGAATTACAAGTTGAAGAAGTACTTAAACAATATGTATTTGATTTCAACAATCCAATAACTAGATTAAACATTATCAATTCAGTAACTCCAATTCTTGAAACAACAAGAGATGCTGGCGCACTTACAAAATATGAAGTTGTTATGGATGAAACCAATAACACACCAGAATTAATTGCTGATGGATTTGGAATAATTGATATTAATCTTTGGGTAACTGGAGCTCTTACTAAGATTATTAATAGAATTACTGTTAATAAAAATACAGGAGTTAGTTCAGGAGGATTTGTATTTTAATTAATAAATAAAATAAAGAAACACACATGGCAGATTTTACTTCCCAAGGCTCATTCGGCTTATCACATTTTAGAAATTCTCGTGCATCACAGGAATTATTCGAACCCGTATATTTGAACTTGTTCACAGTACAGCTTCAATTACCAGATGGTGTTGGATCTACTCCTGAGAATACTAATCTATTATTAGAGAATGTTCAGAAAATTAGTGGATTAGTTTCACATAAGTTTCCTTCTTCACCCCTTTCACAGTATTACAAGTGGGCAGCTAGAAGATTTGCTGGTGCTAAGCCTGATACAACAACTATGGACTTAACTTTAGATTTTGAAGTTAACATAGATAAAACTCAAAGTGCTTATGTACTTAAAACACTTCGTAAATGGTGTGATTTAGTATATGATCCACTTACTGGACGTACTGGTATTAAAGCTGATTATGTTGCACCTTGGATGTTAATTACAATGTATGACAGAGCAGCTAGGCCATTCTGGCAATGGAAATGTTACAACGTATTTCCAATGACTGCATTACCTGCACCTGAATTAGATTATCAAGCAACTGAATTATATAAGATAGCAGGATTTGGAATTGCAGTAGATTACTGGGATGAAACTATTGTATAATTTAGAAAAACATCAAACAAAATTATATATTTTAGGGATAAAGAAATTTATCCCTTTTTGTGTCTATTTGCTAAAACTTTATGTGGGATGAGATATATAAAATAAAAATGAATCATCTAAAAATCTACTACTCTATAATTAAAAAAGCAAAATCTGAAAATAGAAGTAAAAGTTGTGATATTTATTACGAAAATCATCATATAATTCCAAAATGTTTAAGCGGTAATAATGATAAAGAAAATTTAGTTTTATTAACTTCACGAGAGCATTATATATGTCATAAATTACTAACATATATTTATCCTAAAAATAGAAAAATTGCATGTGCATATCATAAAATGACATATGGAAATAGCAACAAATATATTAAATCTTCAAGAGATTACGCATATGCAATAGAATTAATTAAAACTACTATAATTTCTGAAGAGACACGAATTAAAAAAAGTACTTCTCTTGGTAATATTTTAGCTAAACAAGGTGATATTAACCCAGCTAAACGTTTAGATGTTAAACAAACTATATCAAAAAAGCTCAAAGGAAAATTTCTTGGTGAAAAAAACCCAATGGCTAAAACTTCAAGAAAACGAAATAATCTAAAAAATTTAGAAAATAATGGCATAATATTAAAGGGTGATATACATGAATATCTTCGTAAAAAAATTAAATGTGTCAATATAGAAACAAATGAAATTATTATTTTTGATGGAGTGCAAGAATTATTAAAAATACTAAAAATAAATAAACGAAAATATTATTCTCATCTAAAAAATAAAAAACCAATTCTTAACAAATTTACGTGTGAAGTATTGAATATATAAAATAAAATATATTTAGTATGAAATATGTTAAAGAATATTTAAACGAAGAATGGATTTCCACAGATACGGGAATAGATCGTTATGCAGATTCTTTTTCACAACACGGCGAAATGGAAGAGCCTTCAGATTTCAAAGAAATGGTTCCTCCATCTACTATGAAATTTACAGCTGAAGATTTTGAAGAATACATACAGGGTTTAATAGAAGAAGTAATACCGCAGTCTCCTGTATTAGCTCTTAACATTTTTAAAGAAGTAATAAAAGAACATCCTTATTTGAAAAAAAGACCCATAGGATTTAACGCAGTTAATCCTTATGAACCAACAATTCATAAATTTTTACAAACATTCGAAAAAGTAATAAAAGGAGTTTAAACTCCTTTTTTTATGAAACTTTGACGGTTTTTCACTATACTATAATATATAAACTATACTAATATAAAAAATATAAATATGAGTACAGAAAAATCAGATCAAGAAAAAATATTAAAAGATTTTGTCGAAAAACAAGAAGGAACTGGAGTACCACAAGTAGGACCTAAAATAACAGAAATTCCGGGCGCACAATTGCCTTGGCAAAAAGAACAACGCCCTATAGCAAATCAAATTGGATGGATTCCTTTACCTATTGGTGATCTTCCAACGAGAGGATTATTTTATCCAACTGATACAGTTATAGCTATTCGTTCTGCTACAGGAGGAGAAATTAGACACTGGTCTACATTACAAGAAGAAGATCTTTCAGCATTAGATGATATGCTTAATTATGTTATTGAACGTTGTGTTACAATAAAATCGGGAAATGATCAAGGATTACGTTTATCATGGAAAGATATTAAAGAAGTGGATAGATTTTATCTTCTTTTAGCAGTTCACGAATTAACATTTCCAAGCGGAGAAAATAAACTTGAAATTAAACTTTCAGAAACAAAAAAAATAGATGTTAAAAAGGATATGGTGAATTATATTTCACTTGATCCTAAATTAATGCAATATTATGATGAAGCTGAAAGATGTTTTATTCTTAAATTTAAAGATGGCAGAGAACTTAAATTAGATATTCCAAGTGTAGGAGTAACGCAATGGTTGAAACAATATATAATTAAGAAACAAAGAGCTCAAGAAACTTTTGATGAAGATTATTTATCATTTGCGCCATTTGTTATTAGAAACTGGAGAGGTCTCTCTGATGATTCATATCATAAATTTGTTGAAGATTCTCACGGATGGGATATAACTGTTATATCTTTATTAGTTCATGTTAGAAAACTTTTTAGTGACACTATAAACCCAGTTGTTAAATATATTGATGAAGGGGGTACGGAGCAATCAGCTCCCTTGAACTTTCAGGGCGGGATTAAATCTATTTTCCTTATTTCAGATCCATTTGGACAATTGGAATAGTATTGAATTTATTTTTACTTTCAAACTTCATATATCTCCAAAAGAATTAGAGAGATTAGAATTTTATAGAATAGAATATATTCTTAAAAAATATGAAGAACATGTAGAAAAAGAAAATAAAGAATACGAAAAACAACAAAAAGAAGCAGATAAACAATCTAAATCTTCAGGTTCTTCTGCTCCTAATTATGGACAATCGTATAAGCTTCCAAAATATGAAATGCCTAAATTTACACTACCTAAATTTTAAAGACGCTACGGCGTCTTTTTTATTTTGTATAGATATATAAAATAAATTAAATAGTATTGATGAAAACATCTCCTGAATTATTAAGTGATATATTAAATGTACTTGGGAAAATAAATTCTAATATAGAATCTATAAAAGGTACAGGAGGAAAATCTTCAACAGGAAAAGAAACAAAGGGTTCAAAAGAATCAAAAGCTGCAGCAGGAATGAGTATGAATTTGGGAGATCTTGCAAGTGGTAAAAAAACACACGAAGGAGTAAAAGATACTGCATCAGCTATAAAAGATTTATCAACTTCATTGGGCCCATTATCATCAGGCCTTATAAAATTTGGTTTAGTTCCCAATAGATATAAATTAGGCCTTACTGATTTTATTAATACATTATTACAGCAATCCACTATTAATAATATCAACGCTAAAGTACGTGCTAAAGAAATTGCTGAGGCAATAGGCATTATATCTGATTCTTTACCAAAATTAGTTAAAGGACTTTTTATGTTTGGGCTGCTTCCTGGAAGTTTTAAACGATCATTATTTGTTTTTATGAAAGATATATTGCAGTTAGGAACTTCATCAACTGTAAAAAAGGCAAAAACTTCAGCAGAAGCAATGAATATTTTAGGAGAAGCATTACCTAAATTAGCTAAAGGCGTATTTGTATTTGGAATAGCACAAAAAATAGGATTGGTAAGTGCTACTAGTAAAGGATTAAAATCTTTATATGATGTATTTCTTTTTATAGGTAATCCGGCAACTCAAGAAATTGTAGTTGTAGCTGCTTTATCAATAGCAGCAGTGGGTGTTGCATTAATAGGACTTTCAAAAGTATTGAGTAGTATAGCAAAAGTTATTCTTGCATTTTCTGCTGCTATAGTGATTATAGTAGGAGCAATATGGTTAGCAACAAAATTATTTACTACAGCAGAAGGAAAAAAAATAGGTCCATTAGCAGCCATGGGAATAATAATAGGTTCCATTGGCATACTTGCTGCTGGCTTTGCTATTATAGGTGCATTGGGCGGCCTTATTGCATTAGGAGGAATAGCAATAGCATCAATGGGAAAAGGCTTAATGTGGGCAGCAGGAGGTTTATTATCAATAGTAGGCGCGTTTTGGTTAATGAATAAAATGACAAAAGATGACACTGGTGAAAAAGCAAAAGAGTTTTTATGGATAGGTGCTGGTGCGATAGGATTATTTGGTTTAATGTTTGTAGGATTAGGTTTATTTCACGGAAAAATAAAAGATGGTGGTAAAGCAACACAAGAAATGGGCAAAGGCATGGTTTGGATTGCTGGAGGATTATTAGCTTTAGGCGGCGTATATGCATTATTGACTAAAGTATTTAAATTAGATTTTGGAGAAACCATATCAAATTTAGCAGTAGGAATAGCAATATTAGGTCTAACATTCGCAGGATTGGGGCTATTTAGTCTTTTAATAATTCCTGGAACTGTAGCATTAATTGCTATGGGAATTTCTATTGGTATATTTGCGTTAATAGCATGGGGTGTAGGTGCAGTTATTAAAGAAATAGGTGGAACAAAAGGATTAGAAGATATGTCTACTAATATTGAATTATTAATTGGAGGTGTTTTAACAGGAGTAATAAAAGGAGTTAAAAAAGGATTATTAGGAGATACAAGTTCAACAGGTATATTCAAAATTTTTGATGTAGCAAAAAATGTTGCAGTTCTTATTGGCGCAGTTTTTATGTTAATGGCAGTTTCATATGCTCTTATGATGTTTGCATTTACTATAAAAGCATTTACAACAGCAGGAGTAATAAAAACTGTTACAGGATATGATGCTAATGGTAATCCAATATATGGTGATTCTGTTAATGTAGTTTCTGCTGGAGAAAATATTGCAAAATCTATAGGAGCGTTCTTTTCAACATTAACAAAAACATTTAAAGATCCTACTATTATTCCTAAAAAGGAAGATATGATAAAAATAAGTGATATTTTAATAGGAGAACAAGGCGCTCGTTATTTATTTAGTCAAAAACGAGTTCAAAAAACTCCAAGTTTAATTGATGTTTTAGCTAAATTTGCAAATGTAATTTCAATATTTGCAAAAGTTAAACAGATGCCGGTATATGATATAGATGCAAAAGGAAATACGAAATTAGTTGGATATGTTAAGCCTGAAACTATAGCTACAAATATGGTTGATACTATTAAAGCATTTTTTAAAGCATTTGATGGTAAAAAAACAGAATTATCAAATTTATCTACTGAAACATCATATAATATTGCTGAAGTTCTTTTAGGAAAATCTGCGTTTAAACTTTTTGGTTTAAAATTTGGAAGAGCTGAAGGCAAACCTGGAATTATAGATGCTCTTCAGAAATTTTCAGAAGTTATTATGACATATTCAAGATTTGGAACTGAAAATAAAATATATACAGAATTTAATGATGATGGAACGCCTAAGCCGGGAAGTGGCGTAGCAGTTACTGATGTTGCAAATAATATGGTCAAAGGAATTTCTTCTTTTTTAAGCGCATTCCTTAATGCATTTAGCATAAATAGAATGGGTCAAAATAGTAGTATAGAAACTGTATCTCAAACTATAATTTCAAAGATGACAAAATTTTCAGATATGATTAGTAAACTTAATGATGTTGGAAAAAATGTAGATGGTATTGATAAACTTGCAGCATCATTAGGAGCATTAGGAACTAATATAGGTGTATTGCAAACAAATATGGGAGCATTGAATACAGATAATCTTGAAAAATTGTCTAAAGTTACTGCAGAATATGCTATAAAAACTAAAGGAATTACTCCCGTTACTATTGAGCAATCACAAACTGCTATTCAAGCATCTCAACCTGATTGGGATGCAATTGCTGAAAAAATTGGACAAAAAGTTGCTGAAAAAATGGTTGGACTTAATACTGGAGAATTCAAATTTCAGTTCATGGATACTAATGTAGGTAATTTATCAATTAAACGATAATCTTTTAACAATTTCTTAAAACTCTTTTTCATGTCTTTATATAATATTTAAATGATATTATATGAAACAATATTTAGATTTGTTACAAAATATACTTGATAATGGAGTAGAAAAAGAGTCAGGACGTACTAATATGCCAAATACTATAGGTATTTCTTATGGAAATATTCGTATGGATATGGCTGATGGATTTCCATTATTGACTACAAAGAAAATGTATCTTAAGGGTATTATTCATGAACTTCTTTGGTTCTTAAGAGGAGATACAAACATCAAATATCTTATAGATAATAACGTAAACATCTGGAACGGAGATGCATACAGATGGTTTTTAAAACATTATGAAGAAGAATATGGAGATAAAGAATATAGAGAAGAACCTATTTCTCAAGAAGAATTTGTTAAAGTAATTAAAGAATGTGATTATCCATTTGAATCTAATTCTAAAACTGGATATATGTTGGGTGATCTTGGAAAAGTTTATGGCTACCAATGGAGAAACCAAAATGGTGTCGATCAAATTAAAGATGTTGTTGAAGGATTAAAAACAAATCCTTATTCTCGTTATCACATCATTGATGGTTGGAATAAAGCAGATTTTCCAGAAATGGCGCTTCCTCCATGTCACTTACTGTATCAATTTATTGTAAGACCGTTAAGTCTTAAAGAGAGGAGTGATCTTGTAAAATCTAATATACTTGAAGTAAGTGAAAATATAAAATGGCAACTAAGAGTTAGCCATGATGATCCATTTCATAAAATTTTAGATGAACAAAATATTCCTAAGTTTTATCTTGATCTTAATATGTATCAAAGATCTTGTGATACTTTCCTTGGAGTTCCTTTTAATATTGCATCGATGTCTACGCTTCTTATGATTATGGCAAAAGTATCTAATATGATACCAGGTATTGCAAATTGGATAGGCGGAGATACTCATCTTTATGTTGATCACATTCCACAAGTAAAAGAACAATTAACAAGAGAACCTATTGATTTACCAACATTAATAATTGCTAAAAATTTAAAAAATTTGGAAGATATACTTTCTTTAACAGTTGATGATTTTAAATTATTAGCATATGTAAGCCATGATACAATTAAAGCTGAATTATTTACAGGATTAAAAAAATAAAAAATATGGCGGCAGAAGAAATGGACAAATGCGTTATATGCAAACAGGATACTATTTATCCAAAAAATATGCATATTGATTTTCGTGAATATTATATTGAAGGGGCTGGACAACTTTGTAAGAATTGTCACGATAAGATATATAACATAAACGATGTTAGAAAGGATATTTCAAGCGATTAAAGAATTCTATATTAGCCACGCACAACATTCATGGTTAGAAAGACATTTGTTATATTTTTTTATATTAGGCGCAATCGCAGCAATTATTTTAATTGCAATTATAATTTTAAAAACAAATAGAGAAATTAAAAAAATGAATAAAGAAAAAAGAAGAAGAGATAAAAATCTTTTAAAATTTTTAAGTGATAAAAAAAATAAAACATGGTAAAAAATAAAACACTAATAATTAAAATATGGCAAAAATAAAAAAACTTGCAATGACCATAAATGCGTTTGACGCGTCAGAGCTTCTTGAATCATTAATATCAGAAATACGCGATCAACTTGATTATGTTGCAGCATTTTATCAAAAAAGATCATATTGTGGAAATCCAATGGACCCTAAAGATTTTGAAGAATTGAAACGTTTAAATTCTTTAGGATTAATTGATGAACTAATAGAATTTCCAACAAATTTTAATAAGCCTCATAGAGAACAAGAGACGGATAAAAGAAATATGGGTATTAATATGATGAAAGAAAAAGGATTTTCTCACATATTAAATATCGATGCAGATGAATTTTATGATAAAGATCAATTTAGAGAAGCTAAAAAACAAATAGATGAAAATGGATGGCCAATTACTTATTGGAGTTATGTAAATTATTATCGAGATTTTGAACATTATCTAGTTTATCCATTTAGACCTTTCGTTCCAGGTATACATTCAACGTACTTTACATATACCTTCAACGGGCCAGCTCCAGGACCCACAGACCCCACTCGGCGCATCTTAAACCCTATGAATATAGGTACATACCTCTTCCCAGACGAAGTGATTAGAATGGGGCACGGTGCATGGGTGCGTAAAGATATTAGAAAGAAATTAGAGAACTGGAGTGCTAAAGATCATTTTCCAAAATCGCTTATCGATACTGCGGTACACAGATGGGAGAATTGGAAAGAAGGTGATAATGCTATCATGTTATTCAATGTCCCTGATAACAATGTATATGTACGAAAATTAGATGTTAAAATACATAAATTTGAAGTACCATGGTTAAAACAAACAAAAGAGGCTTAATCCTCTTTTTTCTTTAATGGAAGTTCTATTCCAAGTTCCTTACATTTTTTATTAAATTTCCAGTCTAAACTGTGTATTGTTCTTGCACCTATATTTCCTTCCCATCTACCAGTATTTTCTATAATTTGAATATAAATCATTTTTCCTGGACCAGAAGTTTGAAAATTAAATGTATGCCCTTTTAATTCAACTGATGCAAATGTGCTTCCCATTTCAGCATTAGGATTATTTTTAAGATAAAAGGCGTATTTTCTATTAAAATAAAATGCAACACTATATCTAACTATTTTTTTAAGATTATCTAAGGTTTCTATGACTTCTGAAAAATCTAAATCATCTACTTGCAATCCTATATATTGTTCTAGTTTTTTATGATTATCTTGCATTTCTGCATATTCAGGGTGTCCAATACCCATATCATGAATAGCATCAGATTCTTCTGTAAATTTTTCGTTTATATAACGTGCTTTCATTAAATTTTTTTGATTTTCATTGATTCGTCCAACGATTCAGGAACTAATTTATTTTCTTTAACTGGGCCTTTTTTTCTTTCCAGTCTTCTACTTGGAGTAACATCAGTTGCATCTGCATAATATTGTATTGGTTCTGGTATAATAAGTTTAACTGTTAAAGGATCTATTTTTATATTTCTTTGCGTTGCTTCATCTTGAATAACATAATATTTAATAGCACCATTATCAGTAATAATTATTTTATTAACAATACCTTTCACTTCTTTCTTTGATGGATTTGCGTTAGATCTTATAGGCTGTCCTGTAATAACTGAACCTATTTGTATTTGTGAAACTTGATCATTTGTAACTGTAGGCAATTGTTCTAATGTATGATTAAGAGGTTTAATTTCATAAGTATACATTAAATTTGGCCCACCCATATTAGAGGCTCCACCGAATCCTCCACGAGAAGTTGCACCCATTCCACCAATTCTTCCTGATGTAAATGAGAATCCAGCGCCGTAACCTTCTTTAAGTTTCTTTTTCTTCTTAATCATTGATAAAAAGTATTTTTTATATATATTCTTTTCTTTATGATTCAAATAACAAAAGGATCCGAAGATCCTTTGTTAATATTTTAAGAATAAATGTTATTGCATTACATCTTCTCTTTTTCCCATTTTAAATCCCGGAAATGCTTGTCTAAACATATCCATAGCTTTTTTGTACTTATCATGTTTACCATCTTTAATATCACCGGTTTGTTCGTGTATATAATCATGTGTTTCAACAATAAGGAATAAAGCTTTAGCTGCTAATGATGCATCTCCAAGATCAATGAAATATTGAACATAATTCTCAAGTTGTTGAGCAGTTAATGTCATATCTCTTGAATTAGAACAAGCTGCTCCAATTAAAGCGTTTGCTTGTGCAATATCAAATCCTGTTCCTTTTTTCTTTGGTTTGGGTGCTTTCGCAGGATTGGTAAAGATTAATTTAATTTCTTCGGGTCTAAATGATTCAAGAAGAGTTAAAAATGCCATAAATGATTCAACTGTTTTTGAATGAATTGTTCCACCAATTAAATCTTCCATATCAGCTCTGTTAAATACAATATCACCATATTCTTGACAAGCACCTAACATATCTGAAAGTGCTTCCCATGTACGAGGAGTTGTATTAACTTTAGTTTGGTTATCAAATAGATAGAAATGATCACGGTTAAAATCGATAAAGTCTGTGATTCTTGAATCAATTTTCTTTCCTTTTGCCCATGTAATCCATTCGTCTACGGTAGGAACAAAGTTAAAGTGTTGGAAACGGTTTGCAAGTGCAGAACCAATTTCTGTTTGGCCGCCTTCCGGGTCATCTAATGGACGGTTTGTTGCAGCAACTATAGCCCATTTGCTTCCTAATACTCTATCACCAATAACTCTTTCATTAACAAGTTTTAAGCAAGTATTTTGTACTTCTTCTTTAGCTCTTGAAAGTTCATCTAAGAATATAATTCCGCCATTACCCATATTAGCTACATCATTTCTTCTTGCATTTTCTTCAGGATCATCACTTGGTTCATAAACTGGAAGCCAGTTTTTAGGAATATCAATAGCCATTTTTGTTCCTGTATCTGTAACACTTACAATTGCGGGAAGTGCCCAGTCATCTGGCATCATCTTTGCAGTTTGAACGTCTATAAGTCTATAGCCAGGTCCTAATGATTTAATAACTCCACCAGTGATAGCTGTTTTTCCAATTCCAGGAGCGCCCCAAAGAAGTGGAGGCATAAGTTTTGGATTTCTAACTTGCATGATAATTCTTTTAACAAGAAAATCCGAATGCACGTTTCTCATTTTATCTTCACCTGAATATTTTGTTCCAACAACTGCTTCAAAAAGTTTTGCTTCTCTTCTATAAGATGTACTTTCTCTTAGTTTAAGTCTTCCTCTTGTTTTATTTTTTGCAGCTTGTTCTAGATATTCTTTATGAACTCTATCCATAATAGCCTGTCCACTTTTATATTTAGCTAAAGCGGGTTCTAATTTAATATCTTCATCATTTGGTATGTAATCAACAAAGCCATCTATTTTTCCTTGTGAATATAATATACCTATATTTACTGGAGCCATAGCGGGAATAGCTTTATCACCAAAAAATCCGATAAAGAATTTTCCGATTTTCTTAAAAAGCCCTCCAATAAGACCTTTAGCTTTACCAACCACATCTCCAAATTTACCTTCATTAAGGGATTGTCCTCCTTTTATTTGTAAGGTTTCTTCAATTGATTCAGGAACAAGTTTTTTCATAATGTTATTTTTATTATTTTTATTTTATATATTCTTTATTTATTTATTAAATATCACTAACAGATGTATGTATTACCTTTCCGAATGGTGCTTCCCACTGGAAGTTATCGTATATAACCCAAATGAATTTTCTAAAATATTTAGGAACTCTTGGATTTGATGCATAACCATCAGTTAAGAAAATACAAAGATTAATAGCATCATTGAAATTATCTCTAATCCAATCAAGTGGTTTCTGGAAGTCTGTGCCTCCACCACCTTTGATATTCTTTGGTCTCCACACTTTAGCACCATGAGGTTTAACTGTTTGAACAGAACCTGGATCTACTCCATCATCAAAGAATATAACTGTAACTTCTTTAATTTTCTTTGCAAATATGATATCATTCACTTCACCAATAAGTTTATCAAATGTATTTCCATGAAACATTGATCCTGAAACGTCTACAGCTACAACAACTTTCTTTATTGCATCTACTTTAGGTTTCATACCACGTTTTAGATATTCATCGCTTTTATATAAGTGTTTTTTAGCACCAATTCTAAATTGTTTTTCTGGTGATAATGCACTTCCTACGAATAGTTTTAATTGTGCTCTCCAGTCTACAGTTCCTTTAAGGAGTTTTCCTAATTTATTAATAAGAGCATCGCCTCTACCACTTCCAGCTTGTTTTAGTTTTTCAGCAGTTTTTTGAATTTCTCTTGCATTTGATTCCCATTTAGCTCTTCCAGATTCGCCAGCTTTCATTTCTTCATCATCATATCCAGAAGCTCTTGCTATTTGTTCTCCTAATTTAGGATCAATAAATCCCCCCGCTCTACCGCGATCTGCATTTTGCATTCTTCTTGAAAGACCAGCTTGTTCTTCAGTTAATCCAGATTTTTTATCTGCTATTTGCATTTCGCCCGTTTGACTAGCAATTGCTTTAGCAGTTTCTTTAGATCCACCGGGTTTACTTTCTTTTCCTTCACCTTTGTCTCCGCCTTCGCCTTCTCCTGAACCGCTACCTTTACCTGGTTTTGATTCACCCGGTTTTGGTTCTCCTTTTTTACCCTTACCTTGGCCTTCACCTTCACCGCCTTCTTCACCTTCTTCTCCTGGCTCTTGTTCATATTCACCTTGAATATCTATGCCGCCACCACCGCCACCGCCACCTTGTGATTTAGGTGGAGGAGGAAGAATAGGTATAAGATCTTCTGCTTTATAGCTTTCATTAATAAATGGGTGCATTATATAAGCTTCATTAATAGGATCAACTTCAAATGTTCCATCAGGATTAATACTTTTAATAATACCCTTTCCACCTGTAGCTTTAATTCTAACTTTAGTTCCTGGAGTTAATTCAATTTCACCTTTTTGTGGTGGTTGAGGAGGTCCTGGAGGTCCTGGAGGTGGAGCGGTTTTAGGTAATTTAGTAGGATCAATCTTAATTGGAGGAGGCGGTGGAGGCAATGGAGGCATATTTTTAATTATGTCATGATAAATTTGCTCCACAGGAAGATTAAGATATTTTTTATCATATAATCCTTTAATTTCATCTTTAACAAATTTTTCGTCAAAGTCATCAGTTGTATCAACAATGATTGTATTAATTTCAAAATCTCCTGCAATATTAAATACTTCTTGATTAAATCCCGCTCCTCTTTCCATATGCATTAAAATACAATGGTAAATTTCATGAATAAGAACAAATATCTTAGCCATCCAAGAAAGACTATCTGCGAATTCTGGATTAACAAATAATCTAACTCCATCAGTTGCCATTGTCTGAACTGCCCAAGTATAGATAATTGGATCAAATTCATGAATAAAGGGACGATAAAGAGGAGATTGAGTTACGATTTTATATTTAGCAGCTTCCATATCCTTTTTAACTTTCTTTACATTTATAGTTTTTCCAGTATAAGGTGAAACACATTCTTCCATATCCTCAATTCTTGGAATTTTAGCAGCTTGATCTGCTAACATCGCTCCAGTCATTTTTGGTTGTGTTGCTTCATTAATCTTTCCAGAAGGATTTAACTTTTTTAGAAAGTCCTCTAACAATGGATAAAAATTGTAATTTATTTCTTCTTTTTTCATTTTTATTTTTTATTTTTCAATTGATATTAGCATTCCTCCGATTTTACAACCACGAGTTATTATTTCTTTTGTTAAATATTCTGATTCTGTAAAAAGTATATTTCCTGTAACTTCTCCAGGAAAATGTTTTAGTGATTGTATAGGATTATTAAATATATGTAAATCTCCTGTCACACGTCTAGGAATATATTTAAGATCTGTTAAATTATTATCATTTATATAAATTGATCCAGTTATTATTTCTGCTATTCCTTGAAGAGTTTCTAATTGATTATGACTTGCGCCATAAGATTCTTTAACTATTCTAGGACTAAATTTTAATGTAGTTAATTTATTATTGCTACACATAAAAGATCCTGAAACACTATAAGGAACTCCTTGTAAAGATATTAAATTATTATTACTTATATGAAATCCCCCCATAATATGATTAAATATTATATAATCTGGAAGATTATTTAAATTTTTATGATCTAATAAAACAGATTTATATACATTTATTAAAAATTTTTTGGTTAATTTATATTCGTCTATGTTCATAGAATCTAACCAATTCTCAATACTTTTTTTAGCGCCTATTCCCATATCGTTAACAGGATCGCCAGTTTCTGTAAAGCTCATATAATTATTTTCATATAATATTTCTTTTACCAATTTCATTATAATATAGTCATGTATTCAATTTGAACTGCAAATGTTTGTGGATTAAATAAATAAAAGCCTTTAATTAAGTTTTTAGTATTTGAATTCTCCGGATCTTGAGCAGCTAACCATGCTCTCAATATTCCTACTTTTTCCCATTTTTGATTTGTTTGTACATAATCAAGATAATCTGCTGCAGACATTACTTCATCTGTGCTTTGTGCATTCATTCCAACATCTACTTGTTTTTCATATCTTACATAAGAATCAGTAAGTCCTGTACTTGGTTCATAATAAACTAACGTATCAGGAGTATGATTAATATCAATATATAATGTTGCTTCATCAGTTATTGAAGTAGGATAAGTCACTTTAAGTAAATAACCTAACATTGCACCATTTGAATATTTAAAAGCAGGAATAGCAGATGATGCATCTTCATTTAATAATTGGCTTGCAATCGATGTATCTGGTAAGAATAAACTTACATCTACTCCTGTTATATTATAATTGTAACCTAATTGTGTACCTGTAAAAGATAAAGAACTTGCATCATAAGTTGCTGTTACACTTATTCCTCTTGTTCCAAATTCAATATTAAGAGCATCTTCTATATCTATACCATTTACATAATCTCCAGTAGCATGTATTAATGTTTGATAATATCTAAAATTAGTATAGTAGTTAATAGAAAGATCTACACTCATATAAAAAGCATCATCGGAACCTACATAAGCAACTGATCCATCTAATAAAAATTTTTGATATTTATAAGAAATTCCTTTTGTTAGTCCTTGAATATAAATAACTTCTCCTGGTTGTAAAACTTGAGTTTGTTTAACCCAAGATGTTACAATTTGAGATATGTCTGATAAATCTATCGCGCCTAAAATAGAACTTCCCGATACTATTCCAGCTTGACGATTAGGTAAAAATTCAAAATTCATAGAATCTGAATCGCCTGGGCATGATGGTAAATCAGGATTAATATAATCATTAGAAGTGTTATTGAATAAATCTGCCATAATGGTTTAATTATTTTATTTATTTATTCAAATTCTAATTACATATCTGAATCATTTTTTAGAGTAATATATTTCATTGAAGAAAACCATTTTCTAGTTTTTAAATAATTATAATTATTTTCATTTTTATATGCTTCTCTTTCAAAAGAAATATTCCTATATCCTTTTTTTCCATATATTATTGTTTTATAAACCCATTCTATTAAATACCATATATAAAAAGGAATTATTAACATTTCTATTTGTTGTTTCCAGTGTATAGATTCATGAATAATCATATTTTGATGATTTAAATATTTGGATCTAAGAAAAATTCCAAAGGGTGCTAATGTTATTCCTATAACATTTTCTTTAAGAAGAAACAAAAGAAAATTTCCCATTTTTTTAATTTTCATAATAACGATTTTATATATTTTACAAATAAACCGTGTTCTTTTTCTCTTCTACTTTTTAATCCAGGAAATTTCTTTGATACGCTAGTAGTTTTTATACTATCAGCTGCTCCTTTATAATCTTTTTTTCTTAATTGTTGAGCAAATTGTGTTTGTCTAAATTTTGATACTCCCATATTAAATGCCATTGATACCATTGCATCAAACATACCTTGAGTTATTTTTGGCTTTATTCCTTTTTCTTGCCAATCTAATAACATCCTTTTTACTCCCTTTTCAGCTAATGATAAATCGCCTTTAAATAATTCTTCAGCTTGTTCTTTAGTAATTTTATCACCTTCTTTATAATTAGCGCTTGTTGCTGGCTCTGCGTGACCCCATCCAATAGTTATCATTCCATCTGATTTTTCTTTTATCTCGCCCGTTTTCTTATCTTTTACTTTATATCTATTTACATATGCAGTTAAATGAAGTTCTTCATGATATTTTATTAAATCTATTCCTTCTTGAGAAGTTTTTGCAGAATTAATATTTATGACCTTAATAGCTATATCTTTTTTAGTTTCACCCTTTATATCTCGTATTGCTTTTGGATTTATTAATGAAGAAGCAACATTTTTTACTTCTTTTATATTAATTTGATTTGATTTTGAAAGTTTTTCAGCAGCTTGTTCTATTTTAATTTTTTGTGCGGGTCCAGTATTTGAAAGAACACTATTCTTGTTTATCATGTTCATTGAAAACAAGAATATTAAAATAGTAATTATATATTTTTTTGTTGTAAAATTATGTTCTTTATTGAACTGATTAATAAGTTTTTGTGCTGCAGCTTTTTTATCAGATATCTTATTTAATAAATTAGTTATTTTAGTAAAATCCAAACTTTCGTTTAAAGATTCTTGTAATAATAAATTTAAATAATATTCATCATTTTGAATTGTATATTCTTTATAAGAAATAAACTTCATCGTTTTATTTTATTTATCTCATAAAAAAAAGAGGCATTACGCCTCTTTATATTCTATCAAAATTTTTACGTTCTCCTGGTCTTATTGGAATACCAAATTTATCTACTTCAGATTTTAATTTTTTTTTACTTCAGGCTTTGGAACTGCCTTAGCATCTATAACTTCTACTCCTCCTTGAACATATGGAGTACGGAGTTCAGGCGGTATCAGTATTGATTCCTGTGATATCTGTTCATCTTTTGTAGATTCAATAATAGATTCCATTTCTTTTTCTTTTTCTATGTTCTCGAGTAATTTAATGACTTCTTCTCCTTTAGAAGGTTTCATTATATCATCGATTTTAATAGTCTGTGTTTTAGTTTTCTTATTTAGAGGGTTTACGAATCTTCTTCTTTTTTCCGGAACCTTTACTTCCTCGACTGGTAGAGGCTCCTGCTCTTTTTTTGGTTCGACCACCGGTTCTTTTTCTTTAGGTGGTCGCCCTCGTTTTTTAATTTCAGCTTGTAATTTTTCTGCTTCTTGATGAGCTATTTGTTGTTCAAGAACTTTTTCTAATTTTGGATTAATTAAAGGCGATTGGTAATTCATAGGATACGAAAAATTTTCAACATCTCTATCTAAATTATCGCTTGCTTCTTCATCATATATTTCTTTCATAGTTTTAGTAAAATCTGGTCCAAATTTATCTTCATATTTTGATGGAACATGAAATTCTTCAACCGTCTTTTCTTTTAAAACTTCTTCTACTTTTTTATCAACTTCATTATTAATAATCTCTTCTACTTGTTCATCTGGAATACTACCAACCTTTTCTGGTTCTTTTTCATATTCTTCTGTAGCCATTTTAATATTTTGTGCTACTAAAGCTGTCATTCCTAAAGCAATAATTGGAAGTAAAGCACCTGATATCCAAGATATAATTACTTGATACATTTCAGGAGAAGTTGCTTGAACTCCAAACAATATTGATTTTTGCCAATATTGCCAATCTGTGCTTCCACTTGTCATCATATGTTTAAACGATGCATATACGTTCGCGGTTATTTGTAAACCTGTCAAAAGAAACATTAATGCCCAAGGTAAAAATCTTTCTTTATTTTTTGTCATTAAAATGCTAAATAATACAGATGCTTGACCAACTTCATATGCTACACCTAACAATATTGCTAAACTTATTGGATTTGCTAACTTAAAGAAATCTATTGCATGCAATGTTGATACAAAAGCAACAAAGACATAAAGTAATAAAAATGTTATTATTAAACCCCAATAAAGTCCTTTATTTGTTATTTTTAATTTTTGTAAATTCATAAATTTTATTTATTTTTCTGTTGTATTTCTACTAATTTATTTATTTCGTCTAAAGGATTTTCTGTGATATCTTTATCGCTAAATGCAACTAAATCATGTAGAATTATATCTTTTAAACTATCTATCCACACGTCATTTTCTTTAATATCATTTTTATTTGCGCCAAATATAATATCATCTTTAGCTTCTATAACAAGTGCATTATCAGCATTAGATAAAAATCCCTCGCTCCAATAATAATAGTCTCCTAATAATAATCTCCCCTTTATGACTATAATTGGATATTTTTTCATATCAATTGATATTTGTAATTTATTTACAGTATTATTTATTAAAAAACATATATAATTGATACGTCATAAGTTTCTTTAATTACATTTTTCTTATCCTTACAACTACAGGATAAATCTAAATCATGATCTATACCCATTTCTTTTGCATCACGAGTAATTTTTTCACAAAAAATACATTTATTCATATTATTTTTTTATTTTAATTGTATCTAATTGTGCTCCACGAATATTAACAGTAGTATTAGATTTAAGTTTTTCAGCAACTGATTGAACTGCTGTTGCTTTTTCATTAGTTAATTTAGCAAATTGATTAGAAAGTTCTAACTCTTTTTGTAATTCACTGATTGTTTTAGACGTCTCTTTTTCCAATATACTGTATTTATTTGTCAAAGAATCTATTGTATACGTATATTGTTTTCTTTCTAATGATAAAGTTACATTACGATTACAACTTTGCATTTTTGTAAGCGCTAATAAAATTAAGAGTGCAAGAGCAATCCATTTCATATTTTTTTCAAAAAATTGTTGAGGAGTCTGTGCCATAATAAATGTTTTTTGTTATTATATATTCTTCCTGAATATTATATAAAAACAAAAGGCCTAAGTTTTAGACCTTTTTATTTTTACATGAAAATATTTATTCTTTTTTTGTTACATCTATTTCAACAGTATTTCCTTCTACTTGTGGAACTTCTTCTTTAGTGGGCTCAAGATCTGAAAGATAAAATCCCTGTTCAGCTGCTGCCCATCGTTCTTGAAGATATTGAAGATTTTTTAATTCTACCCTAGCTTCTTCTACTTTAGTTCCAACCACTATTCCAATTTTAGAAAATTTATCAGCTTGTGCTTCAAATTCTTTTGCTTGTTTAAGTCCATATCCTCCGGGATTTGATAACATATATGCACAATATTCAAGCGCCTGATAGCCTAATCTAAATCCAGTAGTGTCATCAGCAAGTGCAATTGCTTTATCTATTTCTATTTCTAATTTAAGCATACCCATCCATTCCATTTTTGACCAGAATGCATATTTATTCATAAAATCTTTAAGATATAATCCTACATCATTGGCACCAAATTTTCCTATTTCACTAAGCTCCCATTTTTTTTCATCAAATTCTTTTAATGCAGCAGTAAATTCTTCTTTGTATTGCTGAACTTCTTCGGGAGTCGGTTTATTTAATTCTTGTTTAGGTTCTTCTTCTTTAACTACTGTTAACGGTGTATTTTTTTCTCTTGCCATTTTTTATAAATTTATTTTTATTTTATATAATGTTTTGTTAAAAAGTTTTAATGAATATATAATAAAAGCAGTAATCTTTACCTGACAAATAAAGAAACCGAAGAGGGATCAACGGCTGTCCTGCTTAAATTATATATTCTTAAAATAATAGAGGGAATCATGAATCATCAAAAAACTTATGACTATATAATTCAAAAAGCAAAATCTGAAAATAGAATTAAATTAAGAAAAAATCAAGAAGGTTATGTTTATTATGAAAATCATCATATTTTGCCTAAATGCTTAGGCGGAAATAATAATGAAGAAAATTTAGTTTTATTAACTGCAAAAGAACATTTTGTTTGTCATAAAGTATTAACATACATTTATAAAGAAAATAGAAAAATAGCCTGTGCTTTTCATAAAATGTCATTTGGAATACATAATATAGCATATAAAATATCTTCAAGAGATTATGCATATGCAAGAGAATTAATATCTATAACTCCAATTTCTAATGAAACTAGAGAAAAATTAAGTAAAGCTACAAAAGGAAAACCTAGTAAAAAACGAGGCACTCATCTTTCAGATGAAACTAAAAGAAAATTAAGTGAAAAGGGAAAGGGAAGAAAGGTATCTCTTCAAACTAGACAAAATATCAGTAACGGACAAAAAGGAAAAAAATTATCACAAGAACATAAAGAAAAATTACGTAAAACTAAATTAAGTAAACCTGGACATAAACATACTGAAAAATTTAAAAACAAAATATCAGAAAATAACAAAAAATATAAAACAGGAATTAAAGTTTCTACCCAAACTAGAATTAAAATGTCAATTACACGAAAGGGAGTTAAAAAAACAGAAGAGCACAAACGAAAAATACTTGAAGGACGTAAAAAATATTTTGAAAAAAGAAGACAAGAAAAATTATTACACGATTAAATATTCTTGTGAATGTTTAATATGATATTCTTTGACTAATTCAATAAATTTTTGTTCATATGTTTCAAGTTCTACACCAGATAATATTATTTCTTGTAAAATATCAGATTGCTTATCAACACAAAGTATAGATGCTTTGTTTATTATTAAACCTTTTTCTTTATACATTTCTCGTAAACAATTTGCATATCCTCCTAACTGATAGAAATATTTAATTTCTTTTGTGCTTCCTTTTTTAATTTTTCCATTAGAAGATTTAAAATCAGTAAGAGCTAAACCAAATATTTTATCTTTATAAAGAATATCTAATTTTCCTCGATAAAATAAAGAAGGTGAATAAATTCCTAATTCTATTGCTAACATATCATTATACTGATTGGAGTAATCTGAATAATAGAATTTATAGAATAAATTTCTCCCTTCTTCTATTTTATCGTTTGGAATATTATCTTCTTTTAATATTTTAGGACTTTCTTCTTGAGTATATTTTAATGCTTCGGAAACATCTTTTGATAAAGAATATTTGGATATAAAGTTTTCTACAAATGTGTGCATAGATGAGCCTCTGTTACCTGCCGCGGTCATTATTTTATCTACTGCAGCTTGACCCATAGTTTCTACCCATTTATCATATTCTGGATCAGGAATCATCTCACCAAGAATTGTTGATACCGATGGAATTTTAATTTTATAGACTGCCTCCGGCAATCCATAAGATCCCTTTATCCATTTTACATTGTTTAAGTCAAATTCGAAACCCACGTTATTAAAAGGGGTATTAGTTTAAATTTAAGAACTACAAATACTATTAATCCGTTAATAATAATAAATTTTAATAACCAAGATAAAGAAAGTTTATTAAAAATAAATCGATATACTATAAAATATGATAACGTTGGATTTCCTTTATCATCTTCAAATTGATTAAATTCACAACTTAAACATTCAGCAAATCCAAGTTCTTCATCTAAATAACGATTAAGGAGGTTTAAAGATTCTAACACCTTTGTACGTTTAATTACATCTGGCAAAACAGAATCAGAATCATCTAAAGTAATCGTAACAAAAATATCATATAATTTTGTACGTTCTAATTTCCATTTATTATATTTAGAATTAGGATTTGATTCTTCTTTTCGAATTATTCTTTTCCAGTCAGAAAAATTTTCAAAATCTCTATAGACTTTAACAATTCCCCAATTTCTTGGTTTTAAAAAATCTAACATGTTATTTTTTAATTTTTAATTTTCTTTTAATAAAAAAATCTACTCTTGCTTCAATTTCTTTTCTGAGAGCTGGTTTTTTAAATTTAAGTCCATATGTTTCTACATGGCCTTTTATATCACATCCATCATAACCTTCTTCCATCATTAATTGAGTTGCAAGAATTTTAAATTCTTTAGATTTAAGAACGTCTTCTTTTTTCATGTTATTCTTCATTTTCATTTCCAAAATACGAATCCACTAAATCTGGATATTTTTTATAAAGACCATCAGCCACATCTTTACGAGCTTTACGAAGTCTTGTTTTAACAGTTGAAAGATTCCAACCTAAATCATCTGCTATATCATTCAATTGTTTTTGATTAATTTCTCTTTCAATCATTACAGTTTTATATGGTTCTTCTAATTGATTTATTGCAGAAATTGATGCATCAAATAATTGTTGTGTTAATTCTTCTCCGCTTGGACCCATACATTCAGTATTCATATTAAATACTGGATTATAATTTTGAAGTAATTTAGAATGATTACTCATATATCTATCATAAGATAGATTTCTACTGCCATTTCTTATAATACCGAGCGCTTCATTTTTTGCAATTGCATATACCCATGTAGAGAAATTATATTGAATTTTATATTGTTCAATTTTTTCCCAAATAGCTATAAAAGTTTGTGCTACTACTTCTTTAGCTAAATCTCTATCTCTAACGTATTTGTATGCGAATGATGAAAGGCCTGGTTTTAAACGATTAATTAAGATTTCAAAATTTTTGTTATTTTTTTCTTCTATAAAATTTAATGCAATAGTTTGGATACTAGGATTTTTCTTACTCATACAATAATTTTAATTTAGTTTATGTGTTTATGTATTATGTTATCATAGAAAATTAATCTTCTATAATTTGTTCTACGAAATTATTGATATTTTTCATCATAGCTTCTACTCTTACAAATGGAAATTGTCCAATAGCATTAACAATTTGAGTTAAAGTTTGATGATCCATTTTTTCAACATCAATTGCTTGAATAAGTCCAGCGATTTCATTAAAAGGACGATCTCCTACTGCTTGTAAAAGAGCCTTTTTAAAATCGGGTTTAATTCTATATGTTGGAACATAAGCATTTGTTTCAACTTTTTGAGTTGCATCTACAGTAGGAGTAGCTGATACGGTTGGTTTTTCATTTGCCATAATAATCTTTATTTTAGTTTTAAGTTTATATTTATTTTATTTTTATATATAAAAAATGTTAAAAAGTTTTGATTTGATATAATACAATATAATACAAATGTGTGTTAATGATTTTTAATTTTGTTAATTATTTGTTATTTTTAACTATATAGCCACTATTTTTTATATGTGATAGCCAATCTTCAACATCTTTTTTAATTATCATACTAGAATCAGTAACTTCTCCAGATTTTGTTTTATAATACTTCACATGAACAAACCATTCATCATATTTATCTTCTATAAATAATACTGATAAAGAAGAGTGCGGTTTACTTAACAGATATAACTGTTTATTATTTGAAAAATCTTTTATGTTTTCTGTAAGTTTTGTTTTTACTTTTGGTATAAGTTTTTTATAAGCCATATTATCGTATTAATAAAGTTTTATCTAATAAATATTTATATTCATCAAAAAGTTCAGTTGGTGTATACGTTTTTAAGTTTTCAATATTAGATTCTTCAGCTGATATACGTCGAGCACAATCAACAACTTCAAAATTATCATATGTTTTCAATGCAAGATAATTATCTCTAACTCTACTTTGAAATTCTATATCTGCTTCATGAATATCTTTTAAATGAGATTCATTTTCACTTCTATGCTGTAATCTTTCTTTGATAATATCAATAGGAACATCAAAAAAGATATTTAAATCTGGATATGGTAATTCTAAAAATCCAAATTCAAATTCATCAATCCATTCTCTTATTATACTAGATTGTATACTAGTATTATATTTAGCTCCTTGAAAAGCCATATTACAAAATACATATCTATCTAATAAAAGAACATCATTTTCTGCTAATTGTTTATTAAGAGTGGGAAGATATAAAAATCTATCCATTGCATACATGTTTGCTATAAATACAGGATCTACTTTCTTTACATCACCATATTCTCCTCTTAAATAAGATGATATAACAATACTCGCTTCATTATCTCCATATTTTGGAAAATGAACATATTCAAATTTAAGATTTTTATCTGTGAGATATTGTTTTATTAATTCTACTTGTGTACTCTTGCCTGAAGCATCAAGACCTGATACGGCGATAAGTGTTGCGTTATACATAAAAAAAGTATTAAAGATTATGGTTTATAAAAAATGTTTTCTATATATTGAAAAATAAAAACAACGGAAAGGCCTATGCACAATAGGCCCCAAATGTTCCAATCCGTTTTAAATATAAGTTTTAATGTGTATCCAAAAATAAAAGATTTAAATGGTATAATAAATAATAGGATAAATGAAGTAAAAAGATCTGCTAATGTATTAGTAAACTGTGTTTTAGTAGACTCAGTTTCTATAGATTTTTCACCTTTATTTTTAAATTCATTTAATTTATTACTTAATGAATTATTACTCAGCGTCATTATTTTTTTGTTTTAAGATCTAATTTTTTTACTTTTGTATCGCCAGGAGCAGCTTTCTTTTCTTCTTTTTCTTCTTTTTCTTCAGATTCACCTGCTTCGTGTTCTTCTTTAGCTTCTTTTTCTTTAGATTCACCAGCTTCATGTTTTTCATGAGCTTTATCTTCTGGAGCTTTTCCTTTATCTTTTATATCACCGGGTTTGCCATCAGTTTTCGCTGCAGGACCTTTTTCACCTTCTCCTTTTGAAAAATTGGGAGATTCTTTCTTAGGATCGAGATTTCCTTTTTTCTCTGGTTCTTTTTCACCAGGAGCTCCATCTTCTTTTTCTCCAGGTTTTCCGCCAGCAGTTTTAACTTCACCAAACATTCCGGGTTTAAAGTCTTTAACTGAGTCAAGATCTGTTTGAAGATCGTATCCAGGTTCAAATTTAGAACCGCCCATATTCATTTCTACTTTAACTTCGACTTTTCCCTTTTGAAATTCTTTTTTAAGCCAATCATAAGATTTCTTATTTGTATCTGGAATAACTATTCCATCAGCATCAGTTAAGCCTTCGCCACCACTCATCATTTGAGTAGATTCTTCGTAAAGTTTTTCTAAATAGTCGTTGATGTTAAAATTACCTGCTTTCATATAATTAGTTTTATTTTATATATCTTATATATTTATCGTCCAAAAAGATTTTCTCCTGGTTTTGGCATTCTTTTTAATACCCACTTCTTTGTAATTGGATTTTTTACACAATATTTTGGTAATAAACCTGCTTGTCTATATGTTCCATAGAGTTGATCAGTCCAATAGCCTCTTTGTTGTCTTTGTTCTCCAATTTGACGTTGATATCCGTTGCTCCAATCGTATTTTGGTTCTTTTTTATAAAAGTCAGCTTTTGAATGTCCATTTAAAGTTACAAAAATATATTTCTGTATATCTGTAAAGCTTGCGCCTTCTTCTCTGTATTTTGCAATAAACTGTAATAGTTTAAACGCTTTTGTTTTAACCATTTTTTCTCCATATCCTATATTCATATCTCTTATAGGATCTGATTCTTCTGAGAACTTTTCAAATACTCTTCTAGCCTTCATTTAATAAATCCTGCATTTTTTTAGTTGTATATAAATAACTTTCGTATTTTTTTATAGATCTATCAAAACTCGATGCTGTTATTTTTTTATTTTAAAAATTTCTTTTATAACGCCTTTCATATCATATATATTTTTAATATAATAATATTTTCCTTCTGTGTTATAAATCCACCCCCATCTAGCGCCTTTTAATATAGCATTTCCCGCTTTATTATTCATAGCAAAATCTAATTGATTTGTTTCACTGTAAAGTAATTTAGCAGCTGGATGACTTCCATTTTCACAAACAATAGTCATAACATCGTCTGTATTTATATCATAATAATGACCTACTTCATCATAATAAATATCCTTAAATTTAAAATATTCAGAAAAATCTTCAATAAATTTTTCTAATATCTGTATGGGCTTTATTCCTATACCCATATCTCTTATAGGATCTGATTCTTCTGAAAACACTTCGTATATGTATTTAGATTTCATTCATTCTTTAATATTTTATTCCATCATCAAAATAAGGTCTATATTGATCTAAATAATTTTGTCCACTAGTATCAAGAATATAATTACCCGCTGAGTTTTTTCTTGTTTTGCCATTAATTAATCCATATGCAAATGCGCCAGAATAATATCCTCTATTAAGATTTTTATCAAATTTTCCCCTTCCGCTAGACATTTCATATGCAAATTTTATTATATCTGTGTATCTTCTGCCTTCAAGCCCAGCTTCTTCAATAAATTCTAATATTTTCCAGATTTTATATCCTCTTGAAAAGGTTTTATCTCCCCATGATTTTTTTCCTGTAAGATGTGTTTTTCTTTGTTCTATAGGGCCCAACTCTTTATATCTTTTTCTACTTTCTTTTTTCTGTTCATAATCCCAATCATGTATAGTTACTTTACCACCAACTTTGCAAATATTTCTTAATTTTTCTTCTGATGGTCTTATACCATTTTTAATAAAAACTAAATCACCCGTTACTTCTTTAGGAAAACCATGTAGAGATTTGAAGTTTTTTGAATTTGTAATAGAAAAATCTCCATTTATTTTATTAAATTCAATGAATTCAGGAAAATTATCAAATAGAAAAAATTGTATAGAACAATTATCAACATTTAATGTTCCATCTAAATTTATTGTTACATAATTCATTACGTCGAAATCATCAAAACCACTACGATCATTGGGTTTAAAATATTTATGTAAACCTGAGTTAATTTGATTTAGCCATTTTTTAATTTTTTGAGCTAAACCAATTCCCATATCCCATACAGGATCTGAATTTTCTACAAATTTTTCAAATACATATTGAGCTTTCATAGAATGAATTACTTTTATTTATATATTCTTTATGTCTAAATTGAATTGACAAAAAACCCCCACTGAGGCTGGGGGTAAATCTCCTACCAACGAGTGCTTCTTAAGCAGCCATTTGTAATGCGTAACTATTTTCGCCGTTTACTTGCGTGTTGAGACATTCATTATTTCCCTTAGTATACAATCTAAACCAAATCATCCCCATTAAAAGCAATATCTCTTTTATAAAGATTTGTGGAGATGGTGGGATCCGACCCCACGTCTTGCATACCTACTCTATAACTAGCTCTTGCGAGCATTCTCAATATCTTAAAGAACAAATATAATACAAAATCTTACAATTTGTATCATATCTTTGTTAATTATTTGTTAAACTTTAGCTTTTGTTGCTCTTTTTCTTGGAGCTGTAACAGGTTTAACAGTTTCAACTGGTTGTGTTGGAGGTGCTGGAGGTGCTGGAGGATTAACTACTTGAGGATCTTCAGTAGGCGTATTAAATAATTTATTAAGACCAAAAAATCTCCAAAGTACATAATAAATAACAAATATTGCTAACCAAATTCCTAATACTCCATGAAGTAATCCTTTAGTAGCTACAAATGCAAAAAATAATATTAATATATTAACATATTGTACCCAATATTTTTTAAATTCCGGCAATGCTGTATTTATTGCCCATCCTTTTAATACTTCCCATAATTTTGTTAAAAAGTTTTTCATAGTTTTAAGTTTATTTTAAAGATTATTTTTCTGATACTTTATCCCATATAATAACTGCTAATAGGATAACTATTATACCCCCTAAGATAATAATAGTTTTTAAAAATGTTGTGTCCATGCTATTAAATTTTAATTTTAAATTCCTAATGTTGTTCCACCGGCTTCAGGTGCTGTTTCTGTTCCTCCTGTTTCAGTGCCAGGTTCAGTAGGAGCGCCAAGGCCAAGATCTTCTCCCCCGCCACCCATACCTAAACCGCCGCCAAGATCCATTCCTCCGCCCATTCCACCAGTTGAAGTTCCAGGAACTCCTCCTTCTTCGCCTTGAGCTGCATTAATACGTTTAACATTTTGAGCAATACGAGTAAGTTGTTCTCTTCTTTCTTTCTTATATCTTTCATTTAATTTCATATCTTCTTCAGTAAAATCCATATATTTTTCAACTAAAAATTTTGGATCAAAATACATTCCATCTACTGTTATATTTCCTTCAGCATCAACTTCTTGTTGTTTAATATTCATTAATTCACCAACTATACCAGATCCTTGTCTAGCTATGTCTCTTTTCTTAGCCTCAGTAAATAAGTTTTCTTCAATGAATTCAAGACCAATAGCACCTTTTAATGCTTTATCTTTTGCAAACTCTGGATGTTTTAAACAAAATTGAATCCAAGTAGGTTTTAATAATATATCTTGAAGTATAGAACGAATACGATTAATAAAATAATTAAATCTTATTTCTTCTCTTGCAATGCTTTCTCCGCCAGTTGTCCAATTAGAACCGCCAGATGCACCTTCTTCTCCACTACTTGAAAATCTATCTTTTGGAATTTTTGTTTCAATAATAAATCTTTTCCAAAAATAATCAAGAGCCATTGTTCCTGTTAAATCAAATCCCTGAGGAGCAAAAGAATCCACTTCAACTTGTCCACCACCTTCTTTTGATGGAAAGATATATTGTTTTGCAAATGAAAAATTTGGAGTTCCATTAATTGTTACTTCACCACTGTGATAATCTATTGTAACATCTTCTTTATACATTGCACGTAATTCAGATAATCGTGTTCTTGCTTTAACTTCTGATTGTGTTCCAATAGGCACAATCATTTTCATACGATATTGAGAATTAATTACATTCCAAATAATACGTGAATTTTCCATTGTTCTAAGCATATTAAATGCTCTTACAAGTCTTTCAACATATGATAAACGAGATATAAAATTTCCTCTAGCCCATGAAATATAAATTATATTTCCGTCAACTAATTCTCTTTGTTTTTCTGAATCTCCTCTAAATTGAATCCATACTCTAAATTCGTTACCATCTTCATCTTTTCTCATTTCTGGTTCAAGAGTAACAGGATCAAGTTCTTTAAATCCTAAAACATTTTTTGCAGGGTCAGAGCCTTCACCGTCATATATAATTTCAAATGCAAGAAATCCATCAATTAAGAATTTTTTACAATAATGCCATCCATCATGTCCAGTATTAAAACCGAATGCATAATAAACTCTTTTAAAAGATTCATTGAGATCATCTACAATTTCTTTTGCTTTTTCGGCTTTAAGAACTGATTTTAATTTTTTCGTATTAGGATATGCAAAAAAGTTAGCATCATCTTGAATAATTGTTTCATCTGCTATAACTTCTATTACATGTTCTATTTCTCCATTCATTGCAAATCTACGAAGAAAATCTCTTCTTGTTGGATATTCTTTATCAAAAAATGCAATAAATTCTTTTTGATTAATATCGGCTCCGGAATATAATTGATGTTGCCCATAAAGACTATAGATTGAGTCTTCAGTTTGTTCACTAATACCAATGGCACGAGATTGCTTTATTACTCGTTCATCCCATTTCATTCCAAGAACAGAAAGATATCGGATATTTCTTTGTATGTTATCTAAAAAAGATTTAGAATTTCTATCCAAATCTCGAATTGAAAATCCTGCCATGTTAATTCTTTATTTATTTTATATATTTAATATTCTATTTAGTTTTATTTAGATTATTCCAATAAGTTCTATATATCATTTC